TGATTTCAGCACGAGTAATATCGTCATTGGGTTCAAACAAATACAGTTTGCCAATCTCTTCAAGTCTACCACGCAAGAACGCAACCAGTCGGCTAACGTTGATACGATCCAGTGCGCTGGTAATACTTGTTGTGGTCTTGTTACCAAAGTTAACAATACCCACACCTGGGATGAAGGTAATTGGGTTGATGTCGTTTTCATACAACACATCACGTAGACCTTGTCCCATGTTCAACTGCTGGAATTCACCAGTGGCTGCATCAATATAACCAATAGCAATAGCATTGTCAACAACACCACGACGTGTACCAGCAGGTGCTAGCCATGGATAGCTCACTGCATCACTGCGGATAATAGTACGCATCATCATGTGACTTGGTGCTGTTACCACTGTGTTGCCTGACAAGTCTGTAGTCTGGCAGCTGGGGTAGAATGTACCCAAGTACTGGCTAGCGGTTACTAAGCCGTCTTCTGTTCGGAAACCTAGCCCACCGTTGTTTGTGGCCCAGGCGGCAAGATCTGTACCTGTTGCAGGCAAGCGCATTGGCGTGTCGCCCACCACAAACAATGTGTTGTTGCGCTCATTGCTGAGTGCAACCATGTTAGGAATCAACTCTGGATAAGCTGTGGCAGCGATCAAGCTGAACTGATTTTGTTCTTCACGTGCTGCTTCGCTGGTGTCAATACCTGCTTTCATGGCTTGCACAATCAACTGACGTTGGGCTTGGCGACCAGACCACATGGCACCATCATCGCGGTTACCACTAGCTGTGAGCCAAGTGCTCTTGACTGTTGGCAATGTGTCATCAGGATATGATTCGGCATTGAAGTAATCACTTTGGAAGCTCTTGACATTGTATCCTGACCGACGTGTGTTAAACAACAACATGCCTTCAGGATATAGATCTGGGTTAGGAGCATCTAGGTCCAGGTAACTGCTAGTCAACAAACTTTCAATGGTTGGGAAAGGATCCATCACAGGGTCAGTTGTGCCATTGCCGGCCCAACGTGCATCTGCAAACAAGATACCGTTTTGTGTGACTTGATCAGTAGTGTCAACTTCCACCCACTGTGCAACACCAGTTACTAATTCCCAACGATATAGTTTAGGATAATTTTCTAGGTCGCTGGTGTCAATCCACAAGTCGCCATATACTAATGCAGTGCCATCACTTTGTTCAATAGGAGCAGTGGCAGCAATCAGTGGTCCTGCAGGGTCTGTTTCAGTTAAATCAAACCCACGTACATCTGGGTTAACAGTTCTATATCCAACCCATTCACCATCGTTTTGAATCAAGATATCTGCATCACTTACTGTGCTGTAATACCACAATCGACCATCTGCTGGGTCTTGATCAGGTGCTGTGGTACTAGCAGTGTAGGTAAACTCTGGGGTTGACTGCCAATTTGTCAACGCAATAGCGTTTGCTGTTCTAAATGCTGGTCTGCATCCAGGGGTGTCAACTGTGAATCCAGCTAAAGTTACAGGAGTTCCAGTAAGGTTTTGCAGACTCATGTTACCACCAGTGGAGTGAGTCATCACAATTGCTCCAGATGAGTTTACACTGGCGCTGACGTTGGTGATGTTGGCCGAGCTTACCGCTGTAATAAAAGCAGCAGTATTTGTACCGTTTATAGTTACGTTGGCCCCTTGGCTAGTACCATCTGTCTGACTTCCTGTGATGCGGAAAGTGGTGCCATTTACAAACGGTCCAGGTGTATTTGTAGATCCAGTGATTACAGTAGGTCCAAGTGAGCTACGCTCAATAATTTCCAAGGCCATGTATGGATCTGCGCCACCATAAGATATAGCGTCCCAGATTGCAACCGTAGTACCAACTGGAATATTTTTTCCGCCGCCTGTGGGATCTAGTGCATAAATTGCCGCTGTGGGGTTGCTGTAAGTGCCTGTTGTTTGACTGACAAACGTGCCCAATGCTGAACTATATTTCTTAACTTTAAGAGATACACCGCTGTTGGCAGGACTCATGTTGTTCCATACAGAGCCTGTAGGAGATGGCCAGTTAGTTGCAGTAACCGGTTGTCCCACTGCCCAGCGAGGTGCTTGATAACTGTATGAAGGCAAGTATGTTGGTGCGTAGTACACGCCGGCAGGGATGCCAAGAGCTAGTAACAATGCAGATGTACTAGTAATATCAATATCAATTGCACCGCCAACCAAGCTACTAATGTCAGGGGTTGTGAGGCTGTTTGCAGTTAGTTGTAATTTGCTTGATACAACTGACGAAGTAACTCCTGGAATTGCAGCGGCATTGATATCGGTAGACAGCTGAGCCAATGTGTTGGTAGCAGAAACAGTAACAGTAGTGCCATTGATCACAATAATGTTACCAGCAGTAAGGCTAGTAGGAGTTCCTGTTCCAGTAATTGTAGGCCAAGACGCTTTCCACGCATCTCCACCAACTAATACCCAGGCATTTGATGCATTTTTGTAGTAGCCAGGGTTTGACGTAGCTACTGCAGAGATTGCGTAATCGCCAATGCTGCCTATGTCAGCATTTGGTGTGTAATTGCCGGCGCTAAAGTTAACAACATCTGCAGTGTCTGTGATAACAATGGGAGTTTTTACTGTGAATGTGTTGGTTGTTTGATTCCACTCCTGGATGCCCCAAACACTTGTGGATGTGTCTAACCAGTAATCACCGTCATTGGGGTTGCCTGTTGGACGAACCAAGCTGGCAGTTAATTCTGACAAGTCAATATTGGCACGTTGTACATAACAACGATTTGTAATACCCAATGAACTGTACGCTGCCAACAAGCCGTACTCGTTGAGTTCGTAGCCGTTGATTGGTGTACCTGTTGTGGTCTGATAGAAGAATGGCACGCCAAATGTGGCAGCCAAGTCTCGTTGACTTGTGATTAGATACGTCTTATTGGCATTTGCAGCCAATGTTCCAGCGGCAACTGTTACGCCATCTGAACTTACTTTATTCTGTGCAGTAGCGATTAAAAAATACGGTACTGTGTTAACAGCGGAAGGGATATATTGACTCTCGTCAATTACTGTTACTTCTACGCCTGGTGATACTAGAGCCATGGTCAATTCCTTTTCAAGATACAATATTTATAGGTATATTCAAAAAAGGCGGTGTTACGGTGCCCTTTGGCAAAGGTCCTGTCGCTAAATACCGTATGAGACCCATTTGCCCTGCTTGTAATCAACGTCCTTGTGCTGTGAACTACACACGCAATGGTGTTACACACTATCGTGGTCGGTGTGATAGTTGCACAAGAAAAAATCGCAGTATAAAAACAAGAAAACCCCGCTGGGAATCTACGGGATTCAAGAAAAAAATGACCTGTGATCGTTGCGGGTTTATTGCACGATACTCCAGCCAGATTCTAGTGTATCACGTAGATGGCAACCTAAACAATGTAGGAGTTAAAAATCTAAAGTGTATTTGCCGCAACTGTGTTGAAGCTGTGGCCAAGAGCGATTTACCATGGAAGCCCGGAGATCTTAATCCTGATTGTTAAACGTTTCGATAGTGTAATTTTTTTGAAATATAATCCTGAATTATATACAACTTGTCTTTGATAAAATAAGATTGATTGCTAAGTGCAGTGACATGATCGTATCTGGGCCGTACTGCACCCAACATTGGATTGTATTTTTCTACTAGTTGTTGAGCAGAGTTGGTGTTCAAGTAAGGAGTTGTCCATCTAAACACATCAAACTGTTTTCCATCTAATATTTTGTACCCGTACTTTTCAGGATCTTTGCTTATTTTACTAATGTTCTTGGTAAGACCTTGTGGGTTTTTAATTCTCAATGTGGCAAATTTAGCGTACTCAGCAATATCTGGATTGGCCAAAAACCACTCTGCAGTTTCTCTAATGGTGTCTTCAGTGTCGTGTGGTAATCCCACAATGATATTGACTTGTAGTCTGAGTTCAGGAAATCGTTGTTTAAGTGCAATCAAAAAGTGTTTGAGTTTTTCAGGATCTGCTCCTTTGCCCACAGCTTTTCCGCTGGCACGATTGAATGTTTCAATACCAATGGTAAATGATTTCCATCCAATCTCTGGAATAAGATCCACCTGCTCAGGATTTGCTGCCAAAAGATCAACTCGACAATAACTCCAAAATTCAAAATCTATGCCAGTTTCTTGTCGAATATCTCTAATCAAATACATTTTTTCCAAACTGTCATTGAATGTATCATCAACAAACATGAACTTTTTTACGCCAAATGTATTGTACCTGTACAGTATATCTTGCTTGATTTCTTCCTTGGGACGAATGTAGGTGCCAGGCTTTTTGCCCAGGTGATCAAATTCGCAAAACGCACACTGAAAAATGCAACCCCTGCCTATTTCAACCGGCAACACCCAGTCGTCAGTTACAAAATCTGATTCAGCATATTCTGTTGTTAGATTGTTTAACAATTGAACCGCATAGTGTTTGTCAGCATCTACATATTTTTTGTCATTGAATTCTGTATAAATTAAATTGCTGTCTTGCACAATATGATTGTGTACAGCCATTACTGCTAGATCTGAATACCCAGCACATATGATGTCAATGTTCACTGGCATGTGTTGAATTATCTCAGCATTGGGGCCGCCAACTACAATTGTACCTTGACGTTTTTTTATGTAGTTAATTAACAATGCTTCATCTTTGTTTGACAGTTCAGTCATAAAACCAGCATTGTGATTGTCAAACGTCCATTCATTGTTGCGAAAAGTAGCCTGGCCAGCAAAGTTTTCAGAGTTGTATGTGGGCGGAAAAAACTTGGTACTAAATCCCCACCAGTCAATGTCTGTAATAGTGTCTAAGTATCTCATTAGTACAGACTGATCCCAGTGTGACAAAAAATCAATAACTTCTACTTCTACGCCATGTCTTCTTAATTCTGTGGCTATCCTATAAACTCCGAGGGATCTAATTGGAGGGTCTGGGCTGTCGTTAAACAATACTATCAAGAGGATTCCTTAAAGGAATATTTATATAACAGTGTAGACATCAATTCACGGGTGTTGCGTTTGAGATCTTCAAGTGTTCCGTTGTTATCGATCACATAGTCTGCCATCCAAATTTCCAGGCTCATACTAGAACGATCTTCTGCAGGCAAGTGATCACTACGATCTACCCAAACAGCAAAATCAAATACTTGAGTATTCCGCATGGCATGGAACTCACTCTTGTTGCGCAGTCCGCAGTAGATTGAATTTTCAGCAAAAATTTCTCTACCTAGTCTAGCATAATCGTCTTTACAGTAAGCATGAATCATGTCGTACCATTCTGATCGATGATTGTGCCGATCCTCAAAACACTGTTCGTAGCTGGTGTATGCATACTTGGATTTCAACTCTGCATAGATAAACTTTTCAGCACAAAAGTCTGAACTAGAGCGAAAACTATAACCAAATTCTTCACGCAGAATATCACACACAGTATCTTTGCCGTGTCGAGCATTGCCAATAATCAGCAGTTTTGGAAGTGTCATTTTAAGGAGGTTACGTTGAGATGATCTAGTGTGCGCTGTAGCATGCCAATTTGTCTGCGGCAATCTTCTAGCGCATGATGACTAGTAGGCGGGATAGGCTGATCAGGCCATAACGAGAATACAGTACGGCTATCACGCACCATGTAGTACTTCCAAGGCAATGGCTTGTGATAGCTCTTGTAAGCATGCTCAAGAATGTTCATGTCGTAAGTGGGACCTTGTGCCCAGATTCTGTTGGAGTGCCAAATCAGCCGGCCTAGCCCATCTAATGCTTGATCTAGAGGAATACGGCCTTGTTCGTTGAACGCTTCGTCTCGAACCACAGCAGGTTGTGTGGCCCACCATTCAATTGTGCCTTGATCAATAGCACGGTCTTCTTGGCTTTCTAATGTGACTCTAGCATAGTAACTCTGGCCAGAATGTCCTTGTCCAAACGGGTCAAAGCTCTGGGCCGCAATAGTTAGTATTGTAGTATCCGGGCCTGTAGCAAGCCCTTCTAAGTCGATCATCAAGTCCATGTGTTATTGTAACACAAGTCTAGATGTTGATCAATAGACGTTTAACCGATTACCCAGGTAAGTGGTTGGCTTGCATCCACATAGTTCTTGAGCTGGTCTTCTAATGCAATGATAGCTTCTTTGGCTTCTGCTTTCATTGCGGCACCGTTTAGGGTACCGCCGCCTTGTGGTCCTGCAATTGAGCCAAACTTCTCACGTGCTTCACCAATAATCATTTTAGAGTTGGCCACCATGTAGTCCTTGATCCATTGGCTGATTTGGAAGTCCTGTAGCAAGTTGATTTCTGGTTTGAGATTGTATGTCCAAAGTAGCACATTTTCTCCAGTGCCTTTTGGGTCACGAATCAATTGAATTTTCTTTGTGACCTGGTTATAGGTGTAGTTCATGTACCCGCCAAACATACGTGCGGCTAGTTCTACATACTGTGAATAAAAGTCGTATGTGGCAAGGCCGCCTGCTACGTTGAAGTTCATTAGGTACACATTCAAACTGGCCTGTGCAAACGGATCAAAGTTTGATGCAAACGGACCTGTAGCATCACCAAACGTTCTACGGAATACCTGTCGTACACTTACTACCTCTTGTGGCAACTGGTAGATGTTGACATCTTTAACCAGTTCCATAAAGCTGTAGCTTTCCTCATAGGCATTGCTGGCCCGTTGGCGGTAAGTGCCTATGGTTTTTTGATAGGCGGCTTCGTAGTGAGCAGGATCCAACTCGATGTCAACAATCTGATCACCAAGTTGGAGTTTTACGTATTCTACTAAGTTTTGCTTGAGTGTCTCAAGCGAGTTCTGTTGCTGTTCTGCCATTGGGGGACTCCGTCCCCTTTATTTACCAACTTTTAAGGATGATCAAGTTCTCTGT